TCCACCTCTACAAACTCTAAGTGCGCCTCAAACCTCTGGAATCGGTAGAGGCGCTGTTCGTCCTCGCCAGCATGACCCGCCCCGAGCAGGTCACGACCGGCGAAGAACTCGCACGCCTGCACCGCTCGCAGGGCTACTCGAAGATCGCCGTCCACTTCGTCATCGAACGTGACGGCTCGATCTACGACGGTCGCCCGCTGAATCAGCCCGGCGCTCTCGCCGGTAAGCACAACCAATCCGCATACCAAGTCTGCCTCCTGGGCGGCGTCAACGACGCCATGCAGCCCGAGGACAACTTCACCGAAGCCCAACACGCCGCGCTGCGACGCCTGCTCGCCGCCTACGGCAAGCCCGTCGTGTGGGCACCTGACTTCCCTCGATAGGAGAACCCAACGTGAAACCGCTGCCCCCGCAAACCCAGGTCGTCCTGGATCACCTGCGTCGCCACTCGCACCTGACCTCGTGGCAGGCCGAAGGCGTCTACCGCATCCGCCGCCTCGCCTCGCGCGTCGATGAGCTGCGCGCTGCTGGCTTCGAGATCGAAACGCAGACCTGCGAGGACGCCTCGGGGCAGCGGTACACGCGCTATCGCCTGTCGCGCCGTCAGCGCCGCAGCAAGGCTCCGCTCCTGGAAGCGCGCCGCGCTCCGAAGCAGTACCGCGTCGATGCGCTGCTCCAGCTGTATCGCAACTACTGCACCGACGAGCTGGGCCTCGACGCCAACGATGCGACCGAAGAAGTCGCCGCATTCACCAAGTTCCTGCTGGAGAAGAACGCATGACCAACACCGCTACCACCGTCATTCCGTCCGCGATGCGCCTGGCTTTCGAGCGCGCATGGGCGCGCGCCGACAAGCCGTTCCGCGGCCTGGGCCGCACCGTCAAGGGTGCGCTGAATCGTCGCCTCGGCATTTCCTACCGCAAGCGCATGTGGTCCGTGGAGCGTGCAAAGCGCTGACTCCGAATACCTCCACAAAGAGCCGTGCCCGAACTGCGGCAGCAAGGACAACCTTGCGCGCTACAGCGACGGGCACGGCTACTGCTTCGGCTGCGGTCACTACGAGCCAGCCGAAGGCGAGGAGGTCTCTCAACCCACCAGCAGGAAAACCATGAGCGACTTTGCGAAGGGTGAACCGCAAGCCCTGGCGAAGCGCGGTATCACTGAGGAAGCATGCCGTAAGTACGGCTACTGGATCGGCAAGGACAAGCACGGCAAGACCGTGCAGATCGCCAACTACAAGCGCGATGGCGGCATCGTCGCGCAGAAGCTCCGCTACCCCGACAAGAAGTTCTCATTCATCGGCGACTCGAAGGCGTGCGGGCTGTTCGGCCAGCACCTCTACGAACCGGGGCGACGCCTCGTCATCACCGAAGGCGAGATCGACGCGCTCTCCGTGGCGCAGGCACTCGGCCTCCGCTGGCCGGTGGTGTCCGTTCCGAACGGAGCGCAAGGCGCGGCCAAGTCCATCAAGCGCGAGCTGGAGTGGGTCAACGGCTTCGACGAGGTTGTGCTCATGTTCGACATGGACGAACCGGGCCAAGCCGCCGCGCAGGAAGTGGCGCTGCTGCTGACTCCCGGCAAGGCCAAGATCGCACAGCTCCCGGCGAAAGACCCGAACGAGCTGCTCCAGCGTGGCGATGCCGAGGCGATCACCCGCGCCATCTACGAAGCGCAGACCAAGCGCCCCGATGGAGTGGTGACGTTCGGCTCCCTCAAGGAGAAGGCACTCAAGCCGGTCTCGATGGGCATGCCTTGGCACGACCCGCGCCTCACCGCGCTGACCTACGGCAAGCGGTACGGCGAGGTCTACACCTTCGGCGCGGGCACCGGCATCGGCAAGACCGACTGGCTGATGGAGGAAGCAGCCTTCATCGCGCAGGAAACCGGCGACCGCGTTGGCCTGTTCTTCCTGGAGCAGCAGCCGGTCGAGACGGCGAAGCGCATGGCAGGCAAGGTTGCTGGCCGCCGCTTCCACGTCCCCGATGGGAGCTGGACGCAGGAGGAGCTGGAAGCCGCGTTCGAGATTCTCGACAAGGGCCAGGTGTTCATCTACGACCACTTCGGCTCGTCCGAGTGGGACGTGATCGAAGCCAAGATGGCCCACATGGTCGTCGCCGAGGGCGTCAAGCACATCGTCCTCGACAACCTCACGTCGTTTGCGGCCGGTGCCGAGGACGAGCGGAAGATGCTGGAGGACACGATGGCGAAGATCGCGCAGTTCGCGCAGCGCCACCTCATCTGCATCTACCTGGTCTCGCACCTCGCCACGCCGGAAGGCAAGCCACACGAGGAAGGCGGGCGCGTGATGCTCCGCCACTTCAAGGGCAGCCGCGCGATTGGCTTCTGGACGCACTTCGCGTTCGGCCTGGAGCGCAACACGCAGGCCGAGAACGAGGCCGAGCGCAACTGCACGACCTTCCGCGTCCTAAAGGATCGCTTCACCGGCCAGTCGAACGGCCAGGTTCTCTACTACAGCTACGACCACGCATCCGGCCGCCTGCTCAATGCAGATGCTCCGGGCGAATACGGCGACTTCGCCGACGAGTCATCCGATGTATCCACCTCCGACTACTGACGGCCGCTCGGTCGTCGGCTTCATCCCAGCTGATGCGCCGCTCTCCTTCGCTGAGAGCCTCGTTCTCCCCTACCAACTCCCGCGCTCCGACCAAGCCTGCCGTGTCATGTACGGCAAGCCTGGGCGGCGCGTGGTCATCCACATCAAAGCCGAGGAACTACCCCAATGAAAGAGATCGTCGCCATCGCAATCGACCTGCTGACCGCTCCGTTCCGCAAGGACACCGTGACCGACGTGGTGAAGGTGCTGGAGGGCCAGGTGGACAAGCTGTTCAAGATCAGCGCCGACCGCATCGCCACCGCATCGACGCTGCGCGACAAGGCCGATGTCCTGCACTCGCAGGCCGACGAGCACGAGGAAGAAGCCGAGCGCGCCCTGCGCGTCGCCGAGCGCTTCACCAACCTGATCCGCTAAGGGACCAACCATGACTGCCGAGCAACACGCTCGGTCCCTGTTCGACGTGTTGCCGGCCGAAGTCCGCCACCTGGTGATCCTGGGTGGCGGAAGCCTGCGCGCGTTCTACGACGGGACCGAAATCAAGGACATCGACTGCTTCTTCGTGTCACTGGCGAGCTACACCTACGTGGCCGCGTACCTGAGCGGCCGTAACGACTGGACCAGCGAGGCCGCTCCGAACGGCATCCGCAACTTCCGCTCGCCCGAGGGTCACCTCGTGAGCCTGATCGGCTTCGAGTTCGGTACGCCGCACGAGCACTGCGCCCGGTTCGATCTGCGGTGCTGCGCCCACGTCGCCATCTACGAACCCAGCACCGACGAGGTGGTGGTCGTATCCCTCGAAGGCGCGGTTGCCGACGCATCGGAGAAGCTGCTGTTCGTGCTGAACAACAACGGCACCGAGCGCACCATCCGCCGCATCACGCACTACGTCGAGGATTACGGCTACACGCTGCATCCCGACCAGCCCGAGCAGGACGAACTGTTCGAGGACGACGACTTCCCCGGCCACGCGCCGCAGGGCGTCCACACGCCGCCGAAGGCCCCCGAGCCGGAGTACATCCTCCGCGCCCGCCGCCGCGTCCGCGCAATCCCCGTAACCAACCACGGCTACCCGTAAGGAGGACCGCCGTTGATCCTCGTATTCGACTGCGAGACCAATGGCCTCCTCGACGAACTTGACACGATCCACTGCATTTCCCTCCAAGAGGTAGATGAGACCGGCGCACCGCGCGGTCCCATCCTGTCCGCCAACGATCACGGCACGGGCGAAATGACAGTCCGTCAGGCCGTCGAGAGGCTCAAGAAGGCCAAGCGCGTTGTCGGCCACAACATCGCCGGATTCGACATTCCGGCTATCGCCAAGGTGTTCCCGGACTTCAAGGTCCAGGCGTACTTCGACACGTTGCTGATGTCCACGCTGGTCTACCCGGACCTCAAGGACCGCGACTTCAAGGCCCGCAAGAAGCAGGGAGCGAACCCGGTGTTGCCGGGCAAGCTGATCGGCCGCCACGCCCTCGAAGCGTGGGGCTACCGCCTCGGTCGCTGGAAAGGCGACTACGCGGCGCAGATGGCCGCACGCGGCCTCGATCCCTGGGCACAGTGGTCTCAGGAAATGGACGACTACTGCGACCAGGACGTTGCGGTCACGCAAGCGCTGTTCGCGTTGCTGATGAGCAAGGGCCTCCCTACCGAGGCCATCGAGCTGGAGCAGGCCGTCGCGCCGATCCTCTCGCGTCAGCAGCGCTACGGCTACCTGTTCGATCAGGAGAAGGCGCGTGAGCTGGAGTGCATCCTCGTGTCCCGGCGCACTGCGCTGGAGGCCGAGCTGCGCAAGGTCATTCCGCCGTGGAAGGTGGTGAAGCGCAAGTTCGTACCGAAGCGCGACGACAAGCGCCGCGGTTACGTCAAGGGCGTGGAGGTCACGACCTACAAGGACGTGGTGTTCAACCCGGCAAGCCGCCAGCACATTGCTGACCGCTTGACTGCAATGTACGGCTGGCAGCCCCAGGAGTTCACCGAGAAGGGCCAGCCGAAGATCGACGAAGAAGTCCTGGGCGCGCTCAAGTTCCCGATCATCCCGCTCCTGCTGGAGCACTTCATCGTCAACAAGCGCCTCGGCCAGCTCGCCGAAGGCGACGAGGCGTGGCTCAAGGCCATCAAGAAGGACGGCCGCATCCACGGCAGCGTGAATCAGAACGCAGCGGTGACCGGCCGCATGACGCACTCGAAGCCGAACATCGCTCAGGTGCCGAAGGTCCAGCACTCGAAGGAGAAGGGAATCCTCAAGGGCCAGGAAGGCGGCTACGGATTCGAGTGCCGCTCGTTGTTCTGCGTCCCAACAGGGAAGCTCCAGGTCGGCGCGGACGCCTCGGGATTGGAGCTGCGCTGCCTGGCGCACTTCATGGCAAAGCACGACGGCGGCGAGTACGCCAAGGTCATCCTCGAAGGCGACATCCACTCCGTCAACCAATCGGCGGCAGGACTGCCAACCCGCGACAACGCCAAGACCTTCATCTACGCCTTCCTCTATGGGGCAGGCGACGCGAAGCTCGGCTCCATCGTTGGCAAGGGTCGCCAGGCCGGGGCGAAGCTCCGCTCGAAGTTCCTGGCCGGGCTGCCTGCGCTGGAGAAGCTGGTACGCGGGGTCAAGAAGCGCGCGGCCGAGAAGGGATACCTGATCGGTCTCGACGGCCGGAAGCTGCACATCCGCAGCGACCACGCCGCGCTCAATACCCTGCTCCAGTCGGCCGGTGCGCTGGTGATGAAGAAAGCCCTGGTGATCCTCGACGCCGACCTGCAAGCCGCAGGGTTGGTGCCGGGCGTCCACTACGAGTTCCTCGCCAACGTCCATGACGAGTGGCAAATCGAAGTGGACGAGGACAAGGCCGAGTTCGTGGGCAAGACCGCCCAGGCTGCCATCCGCAAGGCTGGCGATTACTTCGGCTTCCGCTGTCCGCTCGATGGCGAGTTCAAGATCGGAAGGAATTGGGCCGAGACGCACTGACCCGCGGCAAGCGGGACATTGCACTCGCCCTGGTGCGCCAAGCGAAACGCCGGGCAGCTAGGAAGGGACTGCCGTTCGACCTCACGTCGGACGACATCGTGGTCCCCGACTTCTGCCCGGCACTGGGCATCCCGCTGTACCGCGCTGTCGGGCGCAAGGCCCAAGGCCCCAACTCACCCACGCTCGACCGCATCGAACCTGACCTCGGCTACGTCCGGGGCAACGTGCGCGTGATCTCCGCACGCGCGAATCAGATCAAGTCCGACGCGACTCCCTCGGAGCTTCTGCGAGTCGCCTGTTACGTCCAAGAGAACCGATGAACCCAACCAACATCCTGCGCGCCCTCGCGGCGCTGCTGGTCGTTGCCGCGCTCGCGGCAGGCGGCTTCGCAGCCTGGAAGTACACCGCAATGGCCCAGCGCGTGACGGAGCTGGAGGAGTCGGCAAAGGAACTGGCCGACCTCAAGCAGACCGTCGAGACCCTCAACCGCGAAGCCGTGCGCCGCTCTGCCTTCGATGCAGCGCTGCGGAACGCCCGCGCCACCACCAACCGCTCTGTGGAGATTGCAGCAAATGCTGACCCGGAAACTGGCGATTACCTGTCTCGCCGCATTCCTGACGAGCTGCGCCGCGCACACCTCGAAAGTCGTGCCGGAGCAGTTCCTCCAGCCGACCGTCATTGAGGGCACGCACTCCTCACTCGACGCCGTGATGGCTGACCCGACCACCACCACCTACGACCTCTACCGCTTCGGCGGCAACGCCGAGGACGGCCTCCAGCGTTGCAACGCCGACAAGGCGAGCGCCCTGGAAGTCCTCAAGGAATCGAACCGATGAACGAGAACCGGCTTCGCGTGCATTTCATTGGCGGCCCCGCTGACGGCGATGTCCGCGTGATCGATCCGTGTACCACCTACCGCGTGGCTGTGCTCGAACACCAGCCCGAGGTTCATGCCTACAACGCCAAGTGCCCGTGCTGCACCGAGCGCATGCTGCGCCCCGTGGAGTGGAGCACCGCGACCTACTTCATCCGCCGCGTTAGCGAGAAGTGCTGGGTCGCCGTACACGAGAGCATGGTATGAAGCGCGCTCTCCTGATCCTGGCGCTGTGTGCTGGCCTCGCTGCGTGCGATATGAAGCCCTGGCCGCCGAGTGCGGACTATGGCTCGTGCCTGAAAGGGCACAGCGAGAACTCCTACATCATCATGTGGCAGTCGATGTGTACGGGGAACTCCTGCACGCAGATTCCGTACACCATCCCGACCACCGACTTCGTGTGCGACGAGCACGAGTACCCGCTCGGCGACGGCCCGGAGTACCAGGCCGGAATGAAGCGCTACGCCGCCGAGCTACAGGCGTGGTATGAGCGCTACCCGGAGAAGCGGCCATGACTTCCTACGTCACCTATCGGCCACCGCAGGCGGCCGGTTCCTGGGTCATTGGCGGCAACTTCTTCGTGCAGGTCCGGGAGCGTCCGAACTGGCTGCACCGCTGGTTCGCGCTGGCGTTCCTGGGATGGCAGTGGGTGGACGCATGAACAAGCGCGGCCCCCTGCTACTGATCGACGCCGATGTGCTGCGCTACCAGCTCGCGTTCTCGAACACCGCGAACATCGACTGGAACGGCGACGGCAACAAGGTCGAAGCGATCCAGCCCGAGCGCGCGAAGGCGAAGCTGGAGGACTACATCGACGAGATCGTCGAGAAGTTCGGCGCGCGTGATTACCTGCTGGCCCTGTCCTGCAAGAAGCACAACTTCCGCAAGGACATCGACCCAACCTACAAGCTCAACCGTGCCAGCAAGGACAAGCCTGCCCTGTGGTACGTGCTCGACGAGTTCGTCTACGACGAGTTCGGCGACAAGATCGTGGAGATCGAGAACCTGGAAGGTGACGACGTGCTGGGGCTGCTGGCCTCGCACCCGAATCCGAAGCGCGCGCCAGGCAGCCGCATCGTCGTGTCCATCGACAAGGACATGCAGACGATCCCCGGCATCCGTCTCTACAACCCCAACCGTCCCGACGTGGGCGTCCGGCCGATCTCGGCTCACGACGCTGACCTGTTCTGGATGAAGCAGGTGCTCACGGGCGACCAGGTGGATAACTACCCCGGCTTCCCCGGCATCGGCCACAAGGGCGCGGACGAGCTGCTCATGCCCATCCACGAGGCGTACCGCGATGCGTCCGTCGAGGAGCACCTCGGCGCGCTGTGGAACACCGTCGTCACCACCTACACCACCCGCATCCCCCGCGGCGGCACCGAGCCGCTGTCGAAGCACGATGCGATCCGCCAAGCACGCCTCGCGCGAATCCTGCGCTACGGCGACTACAACCCCAAGACCAAGGAAGTGAAGCTGTGGAAACCCTGATCCTGTTCATCACCATCGTCGCCGTGCTGGCCGTGCTGTTCGCCTTCGTCGCCTACGGCGCTGCCTGGCTGTGGTGGCGCAGCCTCAACACCCTCGAACGCACCCTGTACCGCTCGGCTGGCAGCGTCAAGCTGTGGCCGGCCGCTGTCGGCGTTGCTGGCGCGGCTTGGCTGATCGCCCGGTGTTTCGCCTGACGACAACCAAGCCACCTGATCCTGCTTACCGCAACTCGTCCACGTAGAACTGCTTCCAGTGTGCAATCTCTGACGGATTCCGACTTACGGGTTCTCGGCTATTGAAAACCCAAAGCTGGATCGCCTTCGGCGTAGTCAACGTTTCATACGTGCAGCTGAACTCAGTGAGCTTATCTGTGATGAGCTGCTTGGCCGCATCGTAGCGCTCTCGCTGAATTCCTTGTGCTTGCCCTGATGCCACGAGCGCATCCATCGCCTCCTGTAGGCCATAGAGCTTCTGTGCAAGCTCAGAGATTTCCGCTCCGTTTGTGTTACTCGGCGTAGAACTCGCCATACCTGTCTCCTTCCATAACGAACACGAATTGTACCCGGCTAAGGCCGGGTTTCTCTTTTGGAGTCCCCATGAAGATCATCGGAATCACCGGCCGCGCCCGCAGCGGCAAAGACACCCTGGCCGAGTTCCTGGTCAGCGACCACGGCTTCGTGAAGCTGTCCTTCGCGGCCCCGATCCGCGCCTTCGTGGCGGACATCACCGGCCTGCCGGTGTCCGCGATGGAGGACGGCCCGCTCAAGGAGGAGCCGCTCGACTGGCTCAACGGGCAGACCCCGCGCCGCCTGATGCAGACCGTGGGCACCGAGTGGGGCCGTGAAATGATCGACCGCGACCTGTGGGTCAAGGTGGTCGCGCAGAAGATCCGTCAGGCCCGCCGCGACGGCGCTGCTGGCGTCGTGGTGTCGGACGTTCGCTTCGACAACGAGGCGCAGTTCATCCGTGAGTGGGGCGGCCAGGTGGTCCAGGTGCTCCGCGACAGCGCGGCCCCGGTCTCGGCGCATGCCTCCGAGGCAGGCGTCCACGGCGACCTGATCGACACCGTGATCGACAACAACGGCCCGATCCACCGCCTGCGGATGGTCGCGGAATCGCTGGCCCGACTCTAAGGGTTTAGTGGTCATCATCGGGGGAAACGACAGTTTCCCCACCTATTCATAACCCAGGAGTTCTATGCAAATCCCTCTGCACTCCTACGACCTGATCGACCTCCTGGACGAACTGCACCCCGAAGTGATCTACGACCCCGCCAAGCCGAAGGAGGAGTTCCTGCTCCGGCAGGGCGAGCGCCGCCTGATCCTCCGGCTAAAGGCGCTGCGGAAGGTCGAGCAGATGGAGCACCGCGCCCGCTAATCATGTGCAGCAAGCCCAACATGCCGGACCAGCAGGAGAAAGACCCGATCCTGCTGACCCGCCAGGACACCCAGCCGACCGGCCACGCGGCCGATCAGCGGCGTAAGTCCAAGGTCCGACTGGACCTGAACAACGCAACGCAGTACCAAGGACTGACCATTCCGAATGGCTGACGCCAAGCAGACCTCGGCCGAGAAGCAGACGGCCGCGAAGCGCTACGGCGATCTCAAGTCCAACCGCAAAGAAGCCGAGACGCGCGCCAAGCGCTGCGCCAAGGTTACCCTGCCCCGCCTGTGGGTGGACGAGGGCGCGAAATCGCGTACCCCCGGTTCCGCCTACATCGACACCGGCCCGAAGTGCGTCAACGCCCTGGCCTCGAAGATCGTGCTGGCCTGGCTCCCGCCGAACGCCTCGGTGTTCAAGCTCGCGCCTGACCAGGCAGTCGCCGAGAACATCGCCGAGCAGGCTGGCGTGGAGACCTCCGAACTGGAGGCCGCGCTGGTGGACGTGGAGCGGGTCATCGTCAACGACCTGGAGACCAGCGGCGTCCGCCCGGTCCTCAGCGAGGCGGCCAAGCACGCCATCGTCCTCGGCAATTTCCTGCTCTACGACCCCGACGAGGGCAAGCCTAAGCTGTATCCGCTGACCTCCTACGTGACCGACCGCGACGGCCTGGGCAACGTGCTGGAGATCATCACGCTCGACAAGATCGCCCCGGCCATGCTGCCGGACTCGATCCGCGCGGCGGTGATGCAGAAGCTCGCCCAGGAACGCGACGAAAAGACCAAGAACGACGACGTGAACCTCTACACCTGGGTGCGTCGCTCGGAAGATGGCAAGGAGTGGGAAGTGGTCCAGGAGGTCGAGGGCGTCGAAGTCCCCGAGACCGTGGGCACCTACCCCATCGACGCCTGCCCGTGGATTCCCCTGTGCGCGCCGCCGTCCCTCGTGGACGACTACGGCGAGGGCTTGGTCTACGACTACGTGGGCGCGTTCGAGTCGCTGGAGGCGCTGCGCAAGGCGATCCGTAAGGGTGCCGCCGCGCTGGCGAAGATCATCATGTTCCTCAAGCCGACCTCGACGATCCGCGAGCGCCAGCTCACCGAGGCCGAGTCCGGCGCGGTGCTGCGTGGCGAGGCCAGCGACGTGACCACGCTCCAGCTCCAGAAAGCCTACGACCTGAACTTCGTGCGTCAGGAGGCCGAAGGGCTGGCGAACTCGCTGGAGCTGATCTTCGGCGTGAAGTCCGCCGTGCAGCGCCCCGGCGAGCGCGTGACCGCCTACGAAATCCGGGTGCTCACCCAGGAACTCGACGACGCCCTCAGCGGCTTCATGGCGATGTCGGGCGAGCAGCTCTTGCTGCCGCTGATCCGCCGCCGCCTGCACAAGCTCCAGAAGCAGGGTCGCCTGCCCGAGCTGCCGCAGGAACTCATCAAGCCGCGCATCACCGTTGGCATCGCCGCCCTCGGCCGCGGCCACGACCTGAACAAGCTGATCGAGTTCGGTCAGGCAGTGGATGCGCTTGTCGGCGCAGAGGAGAAGGCGCGCCGCCTCAACAGTGGCGAGGCGATCTCCCGACTGGCCGCCGCTTCCGACATTTCCACCAAGGGCCTGATCCGCTCCGACGACGAGCTTGCTGCCGAGCAGCAGGACGCCTCGGCGCAGGAGGCGATGGTCCGTGCCGCTCCGAATATCGCCTCAGCGATGACCCAAACCCCGTAACCCCGAGAAGGACGCAATGTCGAACGAAACCACCGAGAAGCCCGCCAAGCCGACCAAGGAAGCCCCGAAGGCTCCGAGCGTCGAGCGTAAGGGCAAGGCCGAGATCACCCGCAAGACGAACGGCCTGGTCATCGTCAACTACAAGCCCGAGGACAAGTAATGTCGCAGCCGGGCAAGTCCGAAGTGACCGTCAGCCTTGACGGCATCAACGGCCAGCCGACCCCAGGTCAGCAGCCGCCGCAGAACTCCCAGGACACCCAGCAGCCCGCACCGGGCGCGCAGGGTGGCACCGATGGCGAGCGCCTGTTCGGCGGCAAGTACAAGACCGTGGAGGAGCTGGAAGCCGCCTACGCACAACTGAGCACGCCAGCCGACGACAAGGGTGGCAAGGGCGGCCCCGCGACCATCGACGACGCCACCGCGGATGACGCGCGTGACGCCTTGGCGCGGGCTGGCCTGAACCTGGACGACTTCGCCACCGAGTTCAACTCGAACGGCTCGCTGTCCGAGGAGAGCTACAAGAAGCTCCAGGACGCGGGCTATCCGAAGGAGCTGGTGGACGTGTACGTCGATGGCCTGCGCGCTCGCGTGCAGACCTACGAGAACGCCGTCTACTCGCCCGCAGGTGGCAAGGCCGGTTACGACGGCCTGGTCCAGTGGGCTAAGACCAACCTGAGCGCCGAGCAGAAGCGGGCGTTCAACGAAGCGGTGCAGTCCGGCGACGCCGGCCGCGCAGCGCTGGCAGTCCAGGGCCTCGTCGCCCTCCGTGGCGGCAACGGCCGCCTTCTGAATGGCAAGACCGCATCGAACGCCGATGCAGGCCCCAAGCCGTTCCAGTCGCAGGCGCAGGTCGTCGAAGCGATGCGCGATGTGCGCTACCACCGTGATCCGGCTTACCGCGCGGAAGTCTCCGCCCGCCTGGCCGTGTCGCCGCTGTTCAAGTAATCCACTCAACCTCAAGCAAGGACTAAATGTCGGACGCAATCCCCTCCCGCCTGGGTCAAGCCCAGGCCAACGGCGACGCCTGGGCGCTGTTCAAGCAGAACTACACTGCTGAAACCATCACCAGCTTCGTCGAGAACTACAAGCTGGACGGCCGCGTGTCGGTGCGCAACATCGAGAGCGGCAAGTCCGCCTCGTTCCCGAACGTCGGCACCATCGGCTCCGAGTACCATGTGCCGGGCACCGAGATCAAGGGCCTGGTGGTCGAGCACAACGAGACCATCATCACCCTCGATCCGATGCTGATCTCGCACGCCTTCATCGCCAACATCGACGAGGCGATGAACCACTACGACGTGCGTTCCGAGTACACCCGTCAGCAGGGTGCGGAGCTGGCGCTCAAGCGCATGCAGAACGAGCTGCGCTGCGCGATCCTGGCCGCTCGTACCACCGAAGGCAAGGTCGAAGGCCAGCCGGGTGGTGCCATCATCAAGGCCGCCACGATGGCCTCCGATCCGACCGTGCTGGCCGATGCGTTCCGCAACGCCCGCATGCTGTTCGACGAGAAGCTGCTGCCGGACAACCCGCAGGAGTTCACTGGCGCACTGGCCCCGGCTCAGTGGTATCTGCTGACCGAGAACAAGGACTTGATCGACCGCGACATCAACGCGGAATCGAACGGCTCCTACGGCCAGGCGATCATTTCCTCGGTCGCCCGCATCCCGCTGGTGAAGATCAACGCGATGCCGCGTGTCGATGAGTCGGCCCTGGCCTCGATCCCGGCCAAGTACCGCGGCAACTTCGCGGACACCGTGGGCGTGATCTTCCACCGCTCGGCGGTCGGCACCCTCAAGCTGCTGGACCTGTCCCTGGAGGACGTGTACCAGGGCGAGAAGCAGGGCACCCTGATGCTGGCGAAGTACGCGCTGGGTCACGGCATCCTGGCTCCGCGCGGTGCCATCGAGCTGTCGAAGGCCCCGTAAGCAATACCGCGCCGTTGGGCAAATCCCGCGGCGCTTCAATCTCTCTCCATCTACGGGGGACATCCACATGGGTGTCCCCCGTTTTTTTGCCCCGAATCCATGAACCTCGAACTCACTCCGACCACGGAACTCGAAGCCGTCAATGTGCTGCTCGGTGCTATCGGCGAAGCGCCGATCAGCGACCTCGAAGCGCTCGGCAACCTGTACGCCTCGCAGGCGCGCGACACCCTCCGCGCGGTGAGCCGCGAGGTCCAAACCGCTGGCTGGTGGTTCAACACCAGCGAGTCGTTCACCTTCACGCTCAACGCGGAAGGCAAGGTGCTGCCGCCGCAGTCGATCCTCAAGCTCGTCCCCGCACGCGGAAGCGAGCCGCTGGTGATCCGAGGCACGCGCCTCATCAACCCGCTCACCCTCGCCGACACGTTCTCGTCGGCCCCCACCGCCGACTTCGTGACCTGGTTCCTCGCCTACGAGGAGCTGCCCGAGTCGGCCCGCCGCTACATCGCCGTGCGCGCTGCGCGTCTGTTCCAGACGAGCGTGCTGGGTAGCGACCAGCTCTACGTGTTCACCGAGAAGCACGAGGAGGAGGCATACCTCATCTTCGCGCAGGAGCACGCCGACTTCACCTACGCCCGCGGCCACAACTTCCTCAGTGGCTCGACGGACGTGTCTGATATTTGGGACCGCTGATGCCGCTAATCACGGGGGACTATCCCTCGTTCCTGGGAGGCGAGTCGCAGCAGGACGATACCGTCCGCTCGCCGAACCAGCTCACCAAGGCGATCAACGCCTGGCTGCATGCCGCAATGGGCGCTGGCAAGCGCCCGCCCGCCGAGTTCGTTGCTGGCCTTGGCGTCACCCTCGATCACGACTGTGCCTTCCACTCCATCGTCCGCGATGAGAACGAGCGCTACATCGTCGCCGTGGGTCACCGCAGCATCCGCGTGTTCGACCACGAGACCGGCAAGGAATACACCGTCAACGCCACGGGCGACGCGCTCAACTACCTGGACACCCAGGGACAGCGTGCGTGGTCGTGCTTCGCGCTGGCGACGTTCTCCGACACCACCTTCATCGTCAACCGGCTGGTAGACGTGAAGCAGAGCGATGAGCTGTCGCCCGGTTCGCTGTACGGATCGGCGCAAACGATGTCCGACCTGCCGAAGCCCGGCGACAAAGGCTCGGCCGTTGTGCCGACCGGCGCGATCTACAACATCATCGGCTCGTCCGAATCGCAATTCGACGACTACTACGTCCAGAAGCAGTCCTCCTCGGTCTACCTGGAGGTCGCCCGGCCGGGCATCAAGCACCGCTTCGATGCCAAGACGATGCCGCACATCCTCAAGCGCATCCCCGATCCAGTGCATGCGGACGGCTTTTGGTTCTCCTTCGGTGGACCGGAGTGGACCGCGCGCCTCGCGGGTGACGAGCAAAGCAACCCGTTCCCGTCCATCGACGGCCAGCGCATCCGCGAGGTGTTCAAGCACCGGGACCGCCTAGGCTTCCTGGCCGGGGAGAACGTGCTGATGTCCGAGGTCTCCGATCCGTTCAACCTCTGGCGCACTTCGGTGACCCAGGTGCTCGACGCCGACCCCATCGACGTGAGCGTCAGCGGGTCTAACGGCGTCACCACGCTCTACCACGCAGTCCCGTTCCAGTCGGCCCTGTTCCTTGCCGCTGCGGGCGGCCAGTTCCTCCTGACCGCCGAGCCGTACCTGGCCGCCAAGAACGTCAAGAGCGATCCGGTCAACAGCTACAGCAGCTCGCCGTACATCCGGCCGAAGCTGATGGGCGAGTCGCTGTACTTCACCGAGGACAGCGGCGCATACGCCAGCGTGCGCGAATACTTCATCGACGACCTGTCGGTGACCGGCGACGCCGCCGACGTGACGGCGCATGTGCCCAAGCTGATGCCGGGCCGCATGCGAGCGATGGCGAGCGCAAGTGGTGCCGACTGCGTGTTCTTCGCTCCTGACGAGCCGACCGACGCGCAGCTCTACGTCTACTTCGTCCGCTGGATCGGCGACGAGAAGCAGCAGTCCGCATGGACGCGCTGGTCAATCTCCGGCGTCGGTCGCATCGTCCACATGCACGCCATCAACGACGTGCTGTACGCCGTCGCGGAAGCCCCAGGCGGCGGCTGCGAGCTGCTCAAGTTCCGCATGGTGCTCAACCAGCACGACACGGATGCCACGGGCGACTACAACTTCCTGCTCGACCGCATGCTGGTGGTGCAGCCCACCTATCAGCAGTTCGGCAACGAGACCTGGATCGACCTGCCCTACATCGTGCCCGATGGCATGACGGTCACCGTCCTCAAGACGGACGACTGGCAAGACCCCGGCGCGTACCTGGACATCACCAAGGCGCGCTGGGACAACGCCCGCACCCGCCTTGCGCTCCCCGGTAACCACACCGAGGGCCGCGTGGTCGTCGGCATGGACTACGAGCACCGCCTCACCCTGACCAAGCCCATCGTTCGCGGTGGGCAGAACCAGGCCGTGCTGGTGGGCCGCACGCAGGTGCGTGACATCGAGGTCGCCTACAAGGATGGCGCGTACTTCGAGCTGGAGGTCGAGCAGCACGGCAATGGCCGCGTCGAGACCTACGTGGCGTCGCACTCCGGTGCGTACACCGCGCGCGTCCTCAACGACTCGGTGTTCCGCACCAGCGCCCCGACGTTCCACTCCGGCTCTCGCCGGTTCCCCGTGCTGGGCGACGCCAACAGCGTCCGCATGCACCTCGTCAACCGCCTGCCGTTCCAGTGCTGGTTCCAGTCAGCACAGTGGCGCGGCATGTTCGTCTCCCGCAGCCGAGTATGACCCTGACCTATCGAAGCCCCACCGCCAGCGACATCCTCCACGTCGCCGAGAACATGCGGCAGGAGGACATCCTGGAGGTGGCGGCTTCGCATGGTCACACCCCGCTCCAGGCGCTCGCATTTGCAGTGACCGCGAGCGACCGCAGTTTCGCCGCGATGCACGACGGTTCCCCCGTGTGCATCTTCGGCTTCAGCCAGCACGCCGAGGGTATCGCCTCGGTTTGGCTGCTGGGCACCGACGCCCTGGTGGCTCCCACGTTCTGCCGCACGTTCCTCCGAGAAGCTCGGCGGATCAGCGACGAGTGGTCGGCCACCTTCGGCACCATCTTCAACTTCGTCGATGTCCACGCCGTCACCACGCGGCGATGGCTCGGCTGGCTTGGCTTCCGCGAGAGCGGCGTCGAGTCCGCCTACGGCTTCGCCAAGACACCCTTCGTCCGAGTAACCAAGACCCCATGTGCAACCCCGTAGCAGTCCAGGTCGGTATCGCCGCAGTCAGCGCGATGGCGACCATGTACGGCCAGGATCAGAACAACAAGGCCATCGAGGAAGCCGCGGAGCGTCAGCAGGAGCAGATCAACGACCAGGCCGCCGAGCGCACCCAACAGCGCATGGAGGAGGCCCGCGCACTGCGATCCGCGATGCGCGCCTCCGCAGCAGAAGCGGCAGTGTCCGGCAACTCGGTCGAGCTGCTGGCGAACGACATCATGGCCCAGGCTGGCCGTGACGTGGCCCTCATCGAGAAGAACCGCAGGAACGGAGTCGTCGAAAGCGGCTCCGAAGCACGCGCTCGTATCCGCACCGGCAATGCCGAGGCGCTGGGCGGCGTGATGCAGTCAGGCGCGAATGCCTACAGCAACATCCAAACCTACAAGCGCTATTCCATTCCCGGAGACGAGTAACCCGTGGCTCGCACGAAACCCCAAGAGATCATCCGCCGCGCGCAGGTGCCGCAGCGTCTCGCCGAGCGCCCCGTTCTGGCGGTGCAGGCTGACCAAGCGTCCTCCGCTGGTGCCGGTGTCCTCTCTCGCACCGCCGCTGCGGTGCTGACGCGCGTCTCGGATTCCGTCAACTCGCAGATGATCTCAAACAGCCGCGAGCAGTACAGCGCCGCGGCGACCCAACGTATGCAGGAGGACGCCGAGGGTACGCCCCGGCAGGCCGAGGACTTCGTTGCCCGGCAGTCGGAGTCATGGCGTCGCGGCTACCTCAAGGCAGACGGCATCATCCGCGTCCGCGACTGGCAGATCGAAGCGGCCAAAGAGATCGCCAAGGCCGAACCCGGCACCGACATCGAGCCGCTCATCAAGGAGCGGATGGCTGCGCTGACGCAGAACCCCGAGTTCCAAGACCCGCAGGTCCGCAAGGCCCTGATGCCGGTCGCCATGCGCGCCGCGCAGCAGGTCCGCCAGCAGTGGCAGGCCGACTCGATGCGGGAAATGCTGGTCCGGCAGAAGGAGTCGCTGACCGCGATCATCCGCGACGGCATCAAGGGCGGCACGTTCCTCACTTCCGAGGGCATGAACGGCCTGTACGCGATGCTGGACCAGGAGGAGTACGCCTATCTCAACAAGCGCGACGTGGACGAACTCTACGTCGAGGCCGCCAAGGAGGAGCTGGCCGCAGGCAACCGCGATCCTCAGTCGATCCTGGCGTTCCTGGAGCAGGACCGCGGCGACGGCCAGCCCGGCTTGATGAACACCGAGCACGGCGACGAGCTGCGCGCGGCGGCTGCCGCTGGTGCCCGCGTGATCGCACACCGCGAGGACGAGGCACGCAAGCAGGCGATGGCCGAGGCAGAGTGGACGCTCCAGGGCCTCGCGGATCGCGGCCAGCTCACCCACAAGACCATCGACACCTGGGCCAGTAAATTCGGCCTGAGCGG